GTATATATGATTATTCTTTTTATTCTGTATTCTACTAAGCTGATAATATGAATATTGAGTATATTAAGTATAAACGCACATAGAAACCCTTTGTACAAAAGACTTTGGCGTATGTTTTTTCTAAAACAACGCAACTGTTTTCTAAAACAAGGCAACTATTTTCTAAAACAAGGCAACTGTTTCCTAAAACAACGCTATTAAATAAGTATTCCAAAGATACATAATATGGGATCTAAACGTATTAATAAAGATAAACGACTTTCTTTATTAGAAAGTTCTAACGTTATCTTTGCTGACCTTAGGGAATCTAAGTGGCTTTACAACCCTCTTGTTTATTCTCAGATTAGTGGAGATTTCACGTTGATGCAGCAGCGTATCTTATTGGGTATTGTAGAGAAATTACAGCAACGTATAATTGATAGTGTCGCTGAAAAGGAAAAGAATAGAACTTTCCCAGACATCTTCGATTATTCTTCTTTGATGCAAAGGGATACACTCGACTTTACTCTTTCAGCTGTAGACTTGGGTGTTGGTCGTGATCATTATGATGATTTGGAAGACGCTGCAACGGTTCTTAGTTCCATTACTATGAAATATCCTGTATTCGATGGTCGTGGACGTATCAGTAAGTATGTAGTTGCTTCTTTGTTCCCTCGTATAGAATTGCCTAAGAGCGAGAACGAAATACGCCGCACGGGTATGTTACGTATCGTTATGCTTACTGAGAATATCCGTGAGATATTCACTATGCAGTATGGTTACGTGATGCACCTTTCACATATTGCACGGATATGTAATAAAAAGCGTACCCCCCGCCTTTATATCTACCTAAGTCGTTATCGTGACATTGGTCATAAGAAAGTCCCTTATACTGACCTTCTTGAGTTCCTCGGGCTTACTGATGAGTATTTCAGACAAACGAATGAAGGAAAGAACCCTTATAATAATTGGAGTAACGTCCGTATCATGGTTCTTGATCCTGTAAAGAAAGAAATGGATAAACTGATGGAACGTGGTGAGATTGATTTCTCTTTTGAGTACTCACCAGTCTATCCGGCAGGTAAGAAGCGTGGCGCACCAGATGAAGTTGAGTTTGTTATCAAGAAGGGTCAGCTTGCGCTCTTGCGTGATGCGAACAATCACAGAGCTTCGTCTGAGATTAAGTTTATTGATAGTTATGTGGCGTGGTGTCCAGAACTTTCTGCTTATGCTTTGCGTATGCTTATGTCAGACATGGATGATAATCAGCTGCAATCCTTTCTTGAATTTGCTTATAAGGATATGCGTCGTATCGTCGAGCGTAAGCAGCCTGACGATGTGGCGGCTTATGTAATGGGTGTTTTGCGTAAGTGGAAGCGTGACTATCAGACGAGGAAAGAACAGCGTCAGACTGATTTATTCGGTCCAGCAATCGTTCCTTCTGTTGTAAAGAACGAGCAGCCTGCTTTTGTCTCTGGTGCGTTGTCTACAGAATGGCAAGACGTTTTAACGGCATACGGTGATGGTCTTTTTGCTTCATTGCTCCATAGCGCAAAGCATATAGGCTCTTATCTTGGCAATATCAATGTCGAGTTTGCAACGAAAGAAGAACGTGATACTTACCTTTCACTTTGTAATGATAAGAAAAACCTGAGTGAATATAAACGTTTGATTTCTATTATAAAGAAGGCTATTGGTAGAAAAGATAGTGGTGTCTGTCTGATAACTTCTGTGTTCGGAAAAAGATAAAGGATTTTTACCATTTCTTTGATCTTATAACCCTCAAAAAACTAAGGTATATACTTTGCGAACGTAAAGTATATACTTTAGCACTATAAAGTATATACCTTAGCATCATAAAGTATATAGTTTACGTTTTGAGGTAAATTTACAACAAAATAGAACTTTTACAGGATATCATTAATTTTCTCTTAGACAAACGAAGAAAGCTGGTTCTCCTGATAGGCTTACTTTCATTATAAATCCGCTCTCCCTTAGCATGCTTGCGTAAATCGACAATGGGTCGCCTAATGTACAAGGCCATGCTTTGAAGAACTGGCGTAGTTTAGCATCTGTATAAACCTCGTCGCAAGTGCTTTCATCTTTAGCTGGCTTGTAGTGTTGAATGAAAGCATTAATTTTGTCTGGGATAACGTAATCTTCAAGTGAAACACCGCTACTTTTCTCTTCTTCGTTATTGTCTTTTTTCATATTGTTGAATGTTTTGTTTAATTAATTAAAGCAAAGGTATAATTTTTAATCAATATGTTTTGTGAATTTAATGTTTTTGTTTAACTTTGTCGACAAAATAATAAGATAATGAAGTATTACTACAAACTACCTGCGCTTTCTGAAACGGGAAAGCGACTTCGGAAGTTTAATTCGCAGGCTATCCTTGCTCTTCGTCGAGCAGATGCTTATGCAAAGCGAATGGGGGCTGTTGCTTACCATTCTTCTAACGATGCGTTTGCTGGTGGTGTAGCTTTTCTTATCTTTGAAAAGGAACCTAATCCTACGGTGTTCCGTATCGCAACTAAGATTGATGATGAGTTATGCTATGAGCCTAATGTAAAACTGGACTCGGGTGTGGTCGTTGTCAAAAAGAATGAGTTGCCAAAAGATGAGCCAGATTGTTTGTATGACCGTTCTAAATTGTTGTCTTGGGCAGATGTTCGTGATAGATATTCTTTGGCTACTTGGGCGCAAACAGCTAACATTACTGATGCTGATAAGATGACGGAGGATGCGCTTCGAGAAGAAATAACAAAGCGAATGAAGGACCGTAATTTTATTTCTTATCTTCGCATCTCAGATATGCCTGCGCCTGACTTAGTTCAATCTCGTCAACTACGAAAGGGTGCTCGGGTGCATCTTCGTGCGGTTCGCCCTTCCGTAAAGGTCGCCTCTCGTGCGGTTACCGCTGAGCGTCAGCGTATGGCTCTGCCTATTATGAGTATTTCTTCGCTGCTTGACATCCTGACAGGCGGTAATACTACTGTGGCAGCAGAGTGTGGTACTACGCCCATCTTTTTTGAATGGAAACGAAACTGGTATATCGGTGTTGACGTTCCTTGCGATAATAATAAGGATATGCAGCTGATAGAAAGTTCGGTTTTTACGTTCATGCTGAATACAAAGAAACAAACGATAGCTCGTGAAGCAGCCGATTTTGATGAGTATTGCAAGGAGGAAAAAGCTGAACGGGAACGTCTGATAGCTGAGAAAAAGGAAATTGATAGATTAAAAGGTAAGTGATAAGGCGAATTTTCAGTTCTTTCTATATTAAGTGTGAATATACTTAGAATTTAATCGCAACTGTCTGTGAAGATGGTTGCGATTTCTTTTTCTTTTTACCATAGATTTATGGTTGCGTCTGTGAAGGTGTCAAGTATTGAAACCTGTCCTTCATATCCATAGAAGTCTACGAGATAGTCCTTGATTCGCTCCTGTAGGTGGCGGTACTCCATCATGATTGCTGGACGGTGCGTTTGTCCGCCTGTTGGGTCCCATATAGCGATATATCTGTTGCGAAATCGTGCATTCTTACTCCTCTCTACATTCTCAGCCTTTCGCTTTCCGCCGACACCAATATCTACATATCGCATATACTCGTTGTAATTGAATACCAGTGTAACATTTCCGGCTTGATCTGCTCTTACTAATCTTGACTGAAACGACCTTGAACCATCACCTGTAGAGTGGGGTAGTCCGTCTCGTTTGTTTGCTTCATTCTTAATTTTGTAGCCTGGATATATTTCTGTAGGCCAAACCTTCTGTGTGATAAGGTTGGCTTTAATTTGCATGTTTGTTTGCTCCATAAAGTCTCTTATTACTTTATTGAGCGGGAATATCGGATTTGAAATTGGCTGTGGCATAATGTTGTTTTAATGTTATAATGCAAAAATACTCAATATTTTTCTTTGTCGTGGGACACCCTTTTGTCCCACCTTCTTTTCTAAAGATGTTTACTTTTGTTCTGAAATCATAGTTAACGTGTAGATATGGCAAGTACGAAACAAGCACAAGTAGTAATTACAGCGAATGCTACCACCGCAAAAAAGGTGATGGACGAGCTAAAGAGTAAGGCTAAGCAGTGTTACAATCAAATGCAGCAGTTAGCACAGACTGGGCAACAAAATTCTAAAGCTTTTAAAATGGCTGAAAAGGAATTTAATGCCTATAATAATGCTATTGCGCATAATATTTCTGCAACAAAACGTGTTGACGAGGTGATGAAGAACCTTGCTGGCACTTCTACGCGTGATTTAAAACGAGCTCTCGGTGCCGCTAAGCGTGAGTTGAATGAGATGGCGGGAAATAATCCGAAACTCAAACAGATGCAGAAGAACATAGCTGCTATAAAAAATCAGATAGACAAGAATAATGGTTCTGTACGAACACATAATAGTCTGTGGAAGAATGCTGTTAAAAACATAACGGCTTATATTGGTGTTTTTGGTGCGTTTAATTTAATTCGTTCAAAGTTACAAGGTGTTATTAGTGATAACTTAAAGTTCTCTGACCAGTTGAATGATATTCGTAAGGTTAGTGGCTTGACTACGGCGGAGGTAAATAAGTTAGCTGTAAATCTGTCTAAACTTGATACGCGTTCTACTATTCAGTCTTTGGCACAGGATGCTTATGTGGGTAGTAAACTTGGTATGGGTAAGTATGGTGTAGAAGGCTTGGAAAGTTTTGTAAAGGCTGCCAATCAGGTGAAGGTTGCTTTGTCTGAAGATATGGGACCAGAGTCTTTGACCGCTCTTGCTAAGATGACTGAAACGATGGGACTTATTCCTAAGTTCGGTGTAGAGAAGTCAATGCTAAAGATTGGTTCTGCTCTTTTCAAGTTGTCTTCAACGACCACATCATCTTCTAATAATATCGTTGAGTTCGCACGTCGTTTGGTTGGTACGGCTCGTGTAGCAGGTATTACGACTGATCAGGTTCTTGCCTTAGGTTCAGCTGCTGATTCTATGCAGTTGCCGATGGAGGTTTCTTCTACAGCCTTTACTCGTTTCTTTGTCGCGTTACAGAAGAATCATAACTTGATTGAAAAAGTTTTGAATATTGAACCTGGTACTATCAATAAACTTTTTACGGCGGGAAGGACTATGGATGCTGTTATTCTTATCCTTGAGAAAATGAGGGCTAAGGGTAACATGAATGCCTTGCAAGATACCTTTGACAAGATTGGTGGTAATGGTTCTCGTCTTGGTAACGTGATGGTTACTATGGCGAAAAACGTAGATATGCTGAAAGAACATCTCGAAACAGCTAAGGTGGCATTCCGAGAAGGTACAGCGGCAACTCAAGAATATGAAATGCAGCAGGAGAGTGCGCAAGCTATTCTTGAAAGAGCTAATAATATGTGGGAGAAATCATTTGTCAATCCTAAAGGCGTAAGTGCTGTTAAGGACATGGCGCAAGCATGGTATGATTTTTCTAAATCATTGACAGAGTCGTCTATCGTTACTCATAACATAAGTTTCTTTTTAACGATGCTGGCGGGTACTGTAAAGACTATTCTAACTTTACTTCCTGCTCTTGTTACTTTCTTTTTATTTAAAGGTGTCTCTTTTGCCGTCTTAACGATTGTTGAAAGTTTTAGGTCTATGAAGGATGCTATAATGGCATCTGCTATAGCCCAGCGTTTCCGTGCTGCCGCAGATAGAGAGGAAGCTGTAGCGGCTACAGAAGCAAAGATTGCGCAGGAAGGATTGAACAAAGCTTTATATTCTAACGTCTTTGGACTTGTGATAGCAGCTATAGTTTCACTTATTTATTATATCTACGAATTTACAAGTAAGACAAAAGATGCAACTACAGCTATGAGCGAGTTGGATAAACAGGTAAAGAATACTGTTTCGTCTTTTACTGTTGAAAAGGCCACGTTGGATGCTCTGAAAGATAAAATCGACAAGGCTAATATAGGTACAAAAGCACGTGCTGATTTAATTAAAGAGTTTAACTCTAAATATGGCACGTACTTAGGTCACATGCTTACTGAAAAATCTACGGCAGAGG